ATAATGTTATTCTCATCCACTACTATTGGACGAAGTTCTAACATTTGTGGGAAGTCCTTAATTGATTTGACTAATTTCTTAAACTTTTCGTCTTTAATTAGCCTTGGGTTTTTCGGGTTCGGTTTTATTTCCGATAGTTTTACTTTTTCTATTTTCATTTGATAAGTTTTCTTCATAAGTAGACGAACAAACGGCCAAACGTTGGTCGGTGTTATCGTATTCTTTTACCATTACATCGTCTACCATACAACGTTGCACGAATTCTTTTTTAGATTCGTCTTTATTCGGCTTCGGTATCGGCATTTTGTTCGGCTTTATAAACTGCGTAAAGTTGGTTTAGTTTGTTTACGATTTCACGTAAGCAAGAACCGCACGAAGTTGGTTGTACTCGTTCGTGTAAAACTCGGTTGTAAATCTTTAGTAACTCCCGTTGTTCACTAGGACTTACGCTACTTCTTCCACGATTGTAAAAAGTATCTAAGTAAGCGTATTCGTCTTCCGTTAGGCATTCAGGTTTCTTATATCTCCAAAGTTCATTAAGTTTTGCTTTGCGTTCATCGCACCCGCAATCTTCGCCCATTACCCATTTAGCAACCTTTGCTATTCCTGTTGCTTCTAAAATGTTTTCTACGGTGTCTCCTAATCCTTCCGCTTGTTTTTTTCTTGGTCTTCCCATTTTACTTGTTTTTGTTTATAATAATTTGCTATATAATAAAGGTCTTTCAAATAGTCTAAATCGCAACCACTTTCATTTGAAATTTCTTCTAATGATTTGTTTTGATTGTGAACTAAATCATAAACCTTTTCTTGCGCCCAATTTAATTTATTCATTTAATTAATTCAAAATCTTCGTTTTTGTAGTCCGTGTAATCTTCTCCAACGGCTATTCTTATTTTTTGTTTGCAGTTCTTTAAGGTGTTGAAAATGCTACTAGAACTTATTTTCGTTTCGGCTGCAATATCCCGAATTGATAAATCCGTGTCTCGATATAGTTCGAATAACTTTTGATCGTACCAATGCCACGAATCCACTTCGTTTTCTATTTTACCCAATATCTTTAAGTAGGCTTCGTGTTTATCTAATTGGCTCGGTTCGTCTTTTATTTGTATCGCTTCGATATCAAACCCTTCAAATTTTCCTTTATTACGAATAGCATAAAGGTACATATTACGAAGAGTGAAGTACATAAATCCTTTATTGATTTGACCATTTGTTATTACGTTTTCAGGTTTCGTGTATTTGTATAATCTTAAGTAACATTCTTGCACAAGGTCTTCAGCGTATAAATCCTCGCCAAAACTTTTAACTAATTTTACCCATTCTTTATGGTCTTTTGCCACGTCTTTAAGCCATTCCATAGTGCTTAGTTTGTTGTCAAATATAATGATTAATTTTTAATCACAACAAAATATAAAAAAGCCACCTTATTCGGGTGGCAATCCATTGTAAAAACGATAAACGAATGCGTCTAACTTCTTGGCGGTTTCTAAACTTACAGGCTTACCGAGTAAAAACCTATCTAAGTTATATTGGTGCATTTTGTGTCCTCGTTCTTTTATTTCGGTTACTATTTGATTCCGTGTTTTCGTTTCTAGAATCTTGCGTAAGTAACCTCGAAGTGAGTAGTCGTCTATAAACATATTAAAAAAGTTTTGTTTGTGCTTTGTGGTTGTTGATTCGTTCCATTGCTTTGTCAAAGTATTCCTTGTCAAGTTCGCACGCTGTAAGGTCAAAGCCGTAATCGTGGCACGCTATCGCAATACTTCCTGAACCTAAGTGAGTGTCAAGTATCTTGTCGCCTTCCTTTGCGTACTTGTCAAGTATCCATTTGTAAAGTGCTACGGGTTTTTGTGTTGGGTGTATTCTTGGGTCATCTTTTTTACCTTGTGGTGCACATTCAAATACTTTAGAAGTTGTTGCTAAACCATTACTTAAACTTGCTATTTCAGCCATACTCATAGTAAAATCTTCACTAATTGTTAATTTTTTCCAAACAATAAAACCCATAAATTGTGGTAATTGAAAATTATTTGCACCCCATATTATTTGCTCTTTTGAAACTCTTATTAATTCATTAAAGTATTCTTTTGATGGCCTGCCTTCCAAACTTTTCATTGAACCATTATTACGCATATCTTTAGTAGGTTGGTTTATATCTCTATACGGTGGATCAACAATAGCCAAGTCAAAATACTTATCAGGGTATCGAGCCATTAAAAGCATATTATCCTCGTTCGTTATTGTTAGCATAACTAAAACGGTAAATCGTCTTTTTCAATTACTTGCGTGTGAACTTGTTTCGGGGATTCGTTCACGTATGGCTCGGAAAATGAACACGAAAAATACTTAGTTCCTTTCGAAGATTCTTTAAGCCAAAGTGCTATCTCCATTTCTTTTCCGTTTACGTTTACTTTTCCTCGGTAGTCGGGTTGCTTTTCGTTCGTCTTTTTATCGTTCTTAAAAATTGCACCGCTGTTTACTTTTGTTTCCATATTACTTAATTAAATTTATTACTATTATTACTCCCGTTACATATCCAAAGGCCAACGAGCAAGCCATTTTAATTCGTTCGTTCCATTCTTTTGATTCGACCATATAACCTGTAAACGGCAAACCGAGAAACGGACCTATAAAAGCAAAGAATAACATTCCTAACGTGTTGGCTTCCGAAACGTATCTAATGTAAAAGGTTGAACATATTTCGATTATTAACGCGCTTAAAAAGATTATTCCGTACTTCATTTATCTAGGTTTATTTCGTGTTCTTGTAGGCTATTAAAAAACGTTTCCCGTATGCGTTCAACCATTTGGTATTCATCTGCATTTAGTTCTTCGTATTTCCATAGCTTACGGAGTTCCTGTTGCATTTCCCAAAGAACGTTTAACATTGCTTGTCCTTTAGTTGCGCAATAGTATTCCGCTTCTTCGTCGGGTAAGTTAAATTCGAGTGTTGCTTTCATAGGTTTGTTTATAGTATTTTTCTGCTGTTGAATATGGCTTATCTCTTAATAAAAATGATGTGTTATAAGCCTTAATAATCTGCTCTTTCTCCATCTCTTTGGCTTGTTCTAAACATTTGTTAATTGAACGTATATCTAATGGTGTTAAAAGTATATGTTCATATAACCACTCTACTGCTGTTTGTTTCATAATGTCTTCATTAAAGCGTTATAGTATTCTCGACATAGTTCGACACGTTCTTTAATTTGCTCTATTACGGATTCGTCTTTTTGCACGAACCAATATTTAACACGGCGATTTTTCGGAATGTGGCTAAACTTATGCTTTGCTTCTATTTCTTCGCGTAGTTCCTGCGATTCGTCTATTAAATGGAATTTCCAATGCGCTCTACGGATTTCGTCTTCTACCATTTCGCTTGGAGTGTCTATAAGGCAATAAGCTAAGATAGATTCATTTTTACCCGTTAACCACATATAGCCCTGCAACTGATAATAATAATCTTTGTTAGGCAATTCAGTTTCAAACCAAGGAAACGTTGAAGCGTCCCAAGAACTTTTAACGTCTATTAATACTTCGTCCGTGTTTACGTCGGGAGTTCCCGTTAGCCAATCGTTAGTAAAATGTTCGTCGTTCTTGTAAATAAACTTAAAATTCAATACGTCGTTAACGAGTGCAATCGATTCTTCTTCGACTTCGTTTCCTTTGTCCGTGTAACGTGAACTAAACTCTTTTCGGATTCCGTACTTTTCTTTTAATACGATTTCTTCTACGTACGACTTTGCCGTTTGAGATAAGACCTCCCCGCCTTTGCGGGGGTTAGTCATTATCTTACCAATTTGAGAACATCGGACTTTCATACGTTTTCTAATAATTTGGTTTGACCTTCGGTTAACTCAAACTTTTCGATTAGTTCTTCTTTAGTGTATTTACCTTCGGCAATCATTTCTAAAGCCTTACTTAATCGTTTGTTATCGATAGTAGGTTTTTTCTTTACTTGTTCGCCCGAAGCGTCGGTATCTTTGTCCGTAACTAATCCAAGCGCCGAACTCAAAGCGTATCGACGAAAGTAAGTAACACCGCTGCCGAAACTTTGGTAATCGTTCATTCCTTTTAATTCGACTTGCGGAATAGCTACTTTTGCTTCTAATGTTTCGCCACTTTCAGCGTGGAAAATAACCGTTGCAATGTAGTCGATTCCTTCTTTAGTGTCGAGTAACTGCGTAAAGCCTAATCCGTGTTTTTTTAGTAACGGGTTAACTACTTCAAAAATCTTCGGTAAATCTGCGTAAGAATAACCATAGCCTTGCGTACCTTTGTGAATTACGGGTACTTCTTGTTGGAAGGCTGCCAACGATTTCCATAAATTTTTCATAGCGTATAAATTAAAACGTGCGTTAACCGAGACGCACCCCTCGTTTTTTTTATTGTTTTACTAATCCTTTAACGTAATAAACGTCAACATTCATATTTTCTTTATCGTCCGACGAAACGCACCCGTCGTAAAACACT